GGTGTCACCATGAGTAGCACACCCGAGCCTAATTTTTACGCACCCCTATTTCCGGAGGGGGCGGCCCCGGCCTTACGAGGTACGGGTAAACCGGATGATGATGATGATGAGGTTGGCAGTTGGCCTATTCGCTACGACTGTACGATTCGTCGGAACTGGATGAGTTTCCGTGAAGATGAATCAAAACCGTGGATCAAGAGATGGAGACGGTGCGTCAAGTATCGACGATTTATCCCTGAGGCTCCTCAATTGTGGGCCAAAAGGTTCTTCGCCGCTGACAGGCGCGAATCGCCGTCTCGACGTGTCCTCAAGCTTGAAAATCTTGAAGAGGTTTTGGAAGAAATGAAGTCGCTCTACGACTTGCATTTGACTCGACAAGGCTTTCTTGCTGGAGATCGTGTTGTGAAGACCACTTACGTGGCACAAGGCTCAGATCTTGAAGAAGATAAGAGTATTGTTGAATCTACTTCCGCAGAAAACTCGACAGTTGAGGATAACTGTGAGTGGCCTTCGGAAATCACCACCGCTGATTGCATTCAAGTTCCAAAGAGTGCATTTGAATCGTTCCTCCGATCATTCAATACGGATGCCCACAAAGCATGTGTTAGTTTGATCAAAGCCGTTTCGGCCACCGTGCCGGACGTGCCACTGCGGGATAGGGACTGGTTCAAGGAACACCAATGTGTACCACCGAATATTGATCCCAACTGCGAGGCGTTTCGTCTCGAAGATTGGGGCTATTCCTGTGTGCCTGGCGTCAACAAGCCATCTCCTAATTTTGCGCTTACCATGCAAAGGGTCATTCGATCCTCTCACTTGGTTTTGCGAGCTGATGAACAAGCTCCTTCTGAAGTGCGTTCACGGCTTATGAAGAAACAGGCTTTTGCTGATGTCACTTACAACCCGTATTTCATCTATGCCACGACAATGGCAGATGATGAGCAGTTCGAATTTGAAGGCAATGCTGAATATTTCGAGCAGCTGTACTGGTTGCGACGACGCATTGGACTCAATGGCAACTACGGCTATAGGGAGAAACTCGGCTTTGTTGGACAGGGTGCTCAAAGTAGCATTCCAGAGTCTGAGGCCCTTGCTGCCGTAACAATTGAAGAACCCGCTGGAAATAGCGTTCGAGAATGGATTTCAAATTCCTTGACAAAGATTTGGAATACCATCACGGCTATGTTTGGGTTTGTGACTTCGTCGTACAAGAATGTACTGGAACGAGTCAAAGAGTTATTGTCGACTGCGATTGAAAAGTTGGTTGATTATGGGGGTCGTTTCAAGGAACTGGCGTCAAAGTCATTCAAGATGATTGTTGCAAACATTTCCCTGGTCATGGGTACGCTGTTCCTGGTTGGAGCAGGTATCCTTTCCTGGGTCATTGCTCGAATGGTCTTGAAACGCTATCAACGTTCAGATGAAGAATTCATTGCTCAAGCGGATGTGAATCCGGTTGCAGTTTTATCTGCAACGACTGCTGGAATCTTTGGTATGTCAATGGGACAAGAAAAGAAAACATTGGAGAAGATGCGATATGTCGCTGGCCTGATGGCTGGTGGCACTGTTGTCGCCAATGTTGGTGCTTTTGCGTTCTCGTTGATGCCCATTGCATTGCAAGATGCGCTTTGTTGGAAATTTGGATCTACTGAGTACCGTCACAAGTACGAAGTTAACAATTGGAAGGCAAGAGCAAATGCTTTGTTGCAATACAGCATGTCACCTCGTGTGGTTAATAGCCCCTTTTACAAGAATCAGATCGAGCTCTGTTTGAGTTCTGGTCAAACGATTCTTGACTCACTTACTGGATTACGTGAGGTAGGTCTTCGTGCCATCACTGTTGCGACTGTCCTTCGTCTCCAAAAGATTCGAATGATGATCAATCAACATTCTGATGAAAACAAGAAGAGAGCTGAACCATTTGTTATGCATATGTTTGGTGCCCCTGGAGTTGGCAAAACATTGTATGCAGAACAGTTCATGAGTCGACTGGGTTTCCAAACCTTTTACAGCAACACGCAGGCTGATGACTTCATGTCAGGATATCAAGATCAAGACGTAATGTTGATTGATGAGTTCTTGGTAGGACCTCCTGACAAACAAGGTGCCATGGTTGACCAATTTTTGGTCTTGGCCAGTAGTGCATCTTGTCATTTGAATCAAGCCACCATCGACAATCCGTTNTTGGGTATCAAGGGCCAGACNTTCAAGTCNAAGGCTATTGTNACCCTGAACAATACTGGTTATCCAAGAGTTGAAGGTTATGATGCCCAAGCGTTGCAACGGCGTCGTGACTGTGTCTTGGAAGTAGCAATACATCCCGAGTACATGAAATATTGTATCGGGTCACCAGAACATCCTGTTATTGACCTCACGCAAGTCCCCGAGGACGACCGTTTGGAAAAACGACATTTGATGTTCAGATTGTTACCCAGAATTTGGACGGAAGATTGCATTGCCAATGCGACTCCTTGGTCTTCTTTTGACGTTATTGTCAAAGCGATCAAGGAGAAGTATGATGCGAAGGAGAAATTGTCAAAATCCATTCTTGGCGAGACACCCGATTTGTTTGGTGATCAAGTCAATGTGGAGGAGATGGTTGCAGCCGAATTGCGTAAGACGTGTTCCGTCCCGGACAAACCTGTTGGAGTGATGGATGCTTTGACATCTTTAATTCCTTCAGTGTTTAGAGGGGAAGGACGCTCGTCTACTGGCGAACCTGATAGTGACAACGAATCGGACAACGAGTCCAAAGCGATTGATTTGATTTCGACAGACCAACATGAGGATGAAGACGTAAAGTCTGACCATGAATCTGTGTCTTCTACTGATACCCCGATTGATGAATGCCCGCCTCCGGCTCTTCCACCCGTGACAGGGGAAGAAAAGGACAAGGCGTCTTCTACTGTGGGCGATCGTCCTCGCGTTTGGACCCAATACAACGATTGGATGGATGAAACTCTCCTGCGCGTGTGTTCACATCGCGACACCGCGTGGTCTGTTGTTCCTGATATGATCACTCCACGTTTTGAAAAGCGTGAATTGAATTCCTCCTCTCATTACGGGAGGATTTTGATCATTGGAGTTGTTATTGGTGCAATGTATGGGTTGTATCGTTGGTTCAAGCCCGATGATGTGGTAGCATCAGATGAAGTTTCTTTTGGAGCTCAATCTGAACCGCGTCGGAAGGTTAGTCATCGACAAGCTGGCAAGTCTCGTTGGTACCGCGGAAATGATATGATTGCTGAGGGCAATCATGGAATTGAAACAGTGCGATTGGACTTGGGATTGTTAACCGCCAAGGCTATTCCGTTGAAGGATAATTGGCTGTTGACATATGCCCATTGCTTGTTTGCTGGTGGTAAACCGTTACAGGCTGGTACTATGATTGGACTGAACTACCACGGTCAAACGTATTCTTGGGCTTATAACCCTGTTGATACGCGACTGTGCCTTGATCCTGATACACGGAACGTTACGCGTGATGTGGCTTTTATTCAGGTGAAGGATCCGAAGTGTCCCCGTTTCAAGTCTATTGTTTCTAGGTTCCTGAAGGATGAGGAATATAGTGCAAGAGGCTTTGACATGATGATGCAGACAGATCAAGGGATTCGTTGGTCACGTGCAGAACCAGATTGTCAAGTCTATTCCTATGGAGGGAAGCAGTATCATTTGGATGATGGTTTCCGCTATCGGGCTGACACTCAATCTGGAGACTGTGGGTCTCCATGCTTGGTCAGTTCTGGACCTTCTGTTAACAAGGTTGCTGGCATTCATGTTGCTGGGACCTTGTCAAAGGATGATCCAGTCGGACTGGGAGTTAGAGTTTCTTTGGAAATGATCACTGAAGCGATCGAAGAGAGGGTAGAGACCACGAGCTATGTTGCTCAGGGTACATTACTTGATCGATTGAGTGAACAGCATCCGGAGAACCTGCTTTCTATTGAGAAGGCAGGGTATGACGCTCGTGTTCATGTGAACGATAAGACCAAACTTAGGTCTAGTCTGATCGCTCCGCATTTGCCCTTCTCAGTGAAGAAGGAACCCGCAATATTGTCAGAGACAGACCCGCGTTCGCAAGGGAAAAACCCGCTTGAAGAAGCAATTATTCGATTGGCGAGAGCTCCAAAAGTGAAGCTTGATGTCGATAGATTGCGTCGTTGTGGAGATGCTTTGGCTGAGAAGCTGAGTCAGGGACTTGACTACTCGAAGACTAATGGTTTGAGAGAGTTGTCTTTTGAGGAAGCTTTGTTTGGAGTGCCTGGGGCACTATCAGCTGTCTGTACTGCTACAAGTCCGGGTTCGCCCTACATCTATTTTGTCAACAAGTCTGGTAAGAAGGATTTGGTTTGGCACGATGAAGGGCATGGTCGATACAACCAACTGTTCAAGGAACACGTACTGGATGTTTATCGCCGTCTCAAGGCTGGAGAACCGTATGAAAAGGTTTTTGTCGGCCATCTCAAGGATGAGGTTCGTTCCAAATCCAAGATTGAGAAGGTGAATACACGCATCACCTATGCTAACGACGTCACCGTGAATGTGGTGTTGAGGATGTTGTTAGGATCGATGATCGTGGCGTTCAACACGTCTTTTCCGAATCATGGATATGCCATTGGAATCAACCCTGGTTCCAAAGACATGCAGAAGATTTACAGTCGTCTGCGCAAGTTTTACGCACGTACTGTTGACGGAGATTTTTCAGAGTATGATCTTCGCCACCAGAGGCAAACAATGAACGAGAGCTATCGTGTGTTAGGTAAACTTGGTGCGGGACTGTTGTCTGAGCACATGTTTGATGTGGTTCGGAAACTTGACACGGAGTGTAAGGCTTTGTTGTCTAAGTGGTTTATCCAAACGAAGTGTAACAACTTCAGCGGAGGTTTGCTTACGACTATCATTAACTGCATTACTGCAGAGCTGTACTTTCGGTACGCTTTTGACTGTCGCTTCCCCGCTAAGGTGTTTGAGGAGTTTATCGAGTGGGTCATCTTGGGAGATGATCATTTGGTAGCTATCTCACCACTCATCGAATGGAATCCTATCATGATCCGTGAGGACATGAAACAGCTTGGACAAGTCTACACGAGTTCACGAAAGGATGCTGATCTTACTGAGGGTTACCATCACTTCAAGGAAGTCCTGTTTTTGGGACACCATCCCCGTATCGTGGATGGACAATGGAGTGGTGCCTTAAGGAAGGACACATTGGAAGAGTCTCTCATGTGGACACGCAACAACAATCTCACTCTGTATGACGAGTGTAAGCAGATGGTTGAATATGCGAGTCAATGGGATGAAGGGTACTACAATTGGTACAAGGCGAAAGTTGATCATGCGCTTATGCGTGTGGGATACAATAAGCTGGATTTACCACCTTGGAGTATGCTTCGATCGAATGTGTCAAATCGTACGACAGAATCTGGAGAGTCTTATTTGTATGTGGCTGAAGGTGAAGAGACAACTGTTGAAGTTGTTCAAGATAAAGGCCTGACCACTACAATGCCGGACACAGCCGTGATGGTTGATCAACACGGAGCGCGTCATAGTGCTCCTGGTGACTTTGCAGTGTCTGAAGTTCCTGCCTCGTTATCGATGGGAGTCGATAGTTTTGTTGAAAGAGTACAATACCAGTGGTTGAATACCTCTGGTACTGGTGCTGATGTGGCAAAAATCGCACTTCCTTACGAGTTGTTGGGAATGGGAGATCAAAACAATCTTCAGAACATGCCTTTTCAGAACTTTCTGTATTCGGCCCCTGATGTGGAGATTAAGATTCAGCTCAATGGAACGCCCACCCAGTGTGGTTGCTTGATTGCATACTACGTTCCATTGGTTGATGTGTCTCTCGATATTGCTCATGTGACGATGATGGACCATGTCAAGTTGGATCCTTCGATTAATCCGACAGCTACTTTGCGAATTCCGTTTTGTTATTGGAGAAGCTTTTTGGATAATCAGATGAGTCATGATGAGCCCCGTACGACGGCATACTTCCATTTGAAGGTGTATGCACCGCTTAATGCAGTGTCTACTCCGACGGATTGTGGTGTGACTATCTACTCGAGGTTCTCTACTGAGAGTCGGATTCCCAGGGCTATTGCTAGTTCAAGTTCCAACACCCGCCCCACGTATGGCTTCACTGCTGGTACAGGAGCAAAAGTTGGATACTTGTACACAAGCGATGCTACTTATGTGGCTCAAGGATCAACTGTTTCGACTACAAACGTCAACAGCGAATACCATGTTGGGTCTGTTGCAGGTGGAATGCCCACTGAACAGACGGTGTCCGTTGGGGATGCGAGTACAGATGCGGATGCGACTATTGTCCCTCTTGATAATCCACCGTTGGTGGGTGGATCAATTCCGGTGGGTCAACAGTTTTCGTCCCTCAGCAAGGCTAATGGAGTGGAGCCTACTGTTGGGATGGGAATGCATCCTCTTGAATTGTCAAGACAACCACTCATGTTGCGAAACCCGGATGACACAAGCATCGAGAAATTGCTTGGACGGTTCGGAAGGCTTACTGTGTTCACATGGGACACATCTCAGCCAGATGGACAGTTGGTGTTTTATACGCACCTGAATGGGTTTTTCGCACAACCATATGCTCCGACAAGTTGGACTACGACTACGTCCATCCCCACAAATGTGTGGATGTTGAATGAGTTTAAGTTCGCGCACTTCGATGTAGTGTATCGCTTTCATGCGATTCGTACTAAGTTTCATTCAGGACGTCTGATGGCGTCTATGGCTTACGGATCCAAGAGTGAGGTACCTGCAAAGAAGCAGTCATTGTACAACCAGATTATGGATTTCAACAACGAGGTGTCTGTCGTTGAAGTTGTGATTCCATATAATGGCACGCAAGAATATGTTCGAATGAACGAGTCTCCAGTTGCNTGGACGAACTCTAATAATTTGGGNGTATTGCATGTCACGGTTGCCAATGAACTACGNGCGGCNAGTTCAGTTGTGTCTACGACTATTGCAGTTGTTGTGGAGATCGCGTTTAGGAATGTGAGGGTAGCAGTACCAACTCCATATAACGTGATCAATGTTTCACAAGGCGCTGGAGCTTCACCAATTGAGAATTCGCGTATCTACGTGGGTCAGGGTGAAGATGTCAATGAGACAGGAGCGACTATGGTTGTGACGGCAACCAAACCCCCAAGAATGGCGGCTGGATTCAAGTTAGGAGAAAAATTTGAATATTGTGTACGCGACTTGCATGAACTGGTCAAGAGGTACAATTGGTATCCCGTTGACTACATGAAGAAGCGACCAGCTTACCATATTGGGGAGACAGTGAATGATACGCGATCGACATTTCGCTTGCCGGTCACGCCGCTGAGCAGTTTGAATGATATTTACGCTGCCTGGTCTGGAACTATCAAGCTCCGGATCTACGCAGAGACGAATATGTTTTGTACTGTGACGCACATTCCAACAGAAAGCGAAAACGATGAAAGCGGCTACATTACTATGGCTGATGGAGCTGCATTGGTGGAAGAAGATCCTTCAAAGGCGTTGAAGGCACCGATCTATCATCCGCACCTGGCTCGAGAGGTGTTATATCCTATTGGAGGGATGTGTTTCATCGATATCAGTATTCCGTTTTATTCGGAAATGAATTACCTGCCCACGGTTCGCATTGAGTCTGAACCGAACACGTACGATCACGTGAGTCCGTACAACGGTTACATTTACGTGAATGTGCCAAAGGATGTGAGAATTGACGTGTTCTGGGCTGCTGGTGATGATTTTCGGTATCACCATTTTACTGGGCCAACGGGCATGAGGCGTAAGTTGGCAAAACAGGGTACAACTGATTGGACCCGGGACCCGTACTGGAGTACATTGGGTATGTACGGACCCCACGCTTAGCAGTGATCAGTCACCGCTGCTGAGCAGTTTACAAAACTATAAATTGGAGTCGTGTTCGCACGCCGCAAGCAGAGCTTGTGTTTATGGATTGATAGGATCGTTAAGTCGTGATATCAATGCC